CGGAACGCCCTGAGCAGTACCGCGGCATCTCTTATCTGGCGCAGGTCATTGAACCGCTGCTCCAGATGCGCAGATACACCGAAAGCGAGCTGCAGGCAGCTCTTATTCAGAGCTTTTTCACTGCTTTCGTGCTTACACAGGCAGATCCGACAGAGAATCCGTACAACGAAGCCGGACAGCCTCAGATCTCTCACGACGATGACGAGTACGAGATGGGACCGGGACAGGTCAACATCATGAAGCCCGGCGAAGATGTCAAGTTTGGAGCTCCTACGCATCCGAACGCTGGCTTTGACGCTTTCATGAAGTGCCTCTGCGAACAGTGTGGCGCAGCTCTGGAAGTGCCTGCCGATCTTCTGATGAAGTCGTTCAACGCATCCTACTCGGCGAGCCGTGCAGCCCTTATGGAAGCATGGAAAGCCTTTAAGATGCGGCGCGAGTGGTTTGTAGATGACTTCTGCAAGCCAATTTACGAGATCTGGCTGCATGAAGCAGTCGCACGCGGACGCATCCAGGCGCCCGGTTTTTTCTCGGATCCGATGATCCGCGAGGCGTGGCTCGGCAGTGAGTGGATCGGTCCGTCTCAGGGACAGCTCGATCCTACCAAGGAAATCGAGGCAGAGATCAAAGCAGTCGAGCACGGCTTCAGCACTCACGAACAGAGCACCATCAAGCTCAACGGTGGCAACTGGAACGCAAACATCCGGCAGATCACCGAGGAAAACAAAAAGATCGCGGAGGCTACGGCAGCCGCAGAACCACAAGGAGGTCAAGAAGATGCACAAACATAAGCTACCCATCACCATGGGACCGGCAGCTCAGGCCGCCACTACTCCGCGCTTCTGGAATGTCGTGCAGGGTGACGGTGACGATGCTGAGCTGACTGTCTACGGTGAGATCGTCACAAAAAGACCAAAAGACTGGTGGACGGGCGAACCGGATGACGGTCTCTTTACAACTCCAAAGGAGTTTCTTGAGGACCTGAACCTGATCAAAGGCGCGAAGAACATCACCGTCCGCATCAACTCTGTCGGCGGCGACCTTTACACTGCCATCGGCATCAGCAACAGGCTCAAAGAGCTCGCCGGAAACACCACAGCTATCATCGACGGCGTGGCCGCATCCGCTGCAACAGTGATTGCGATGGGATGCGATACCATCCAGGCATACCCTGGCAGTCTTTTCATGGTACACGAGGCGGCGGTCACACTGGTCGGCGTGTATAACCACGACGCGCTCGCAAAGGTCAACAAAGGACTCGAAGCAGCTAACTCGGCAGCGGCCGAGACCTATGAGAGCAAGACGCACCTCGGCATCGACAAGATCCGCAACGCCATGGCAAAAGAAACATGGCTCACCGGACGTGAGGCGGCCGATAAGGGCTGGATCGATGAGGTGCTTGAGGGTGATGATCCCGAAATGAGTCTCTCGGCAGACAAAGAGATGATCACAGTCAACGGGCTCAGAATGAGCGCGTCAGCTTTTTCCAATCTTCCGGGCACCATCCCGGTAAATGCTGCACCGGCAGCACAGGCAACCATGGCAACACCGTCGGAGGGTAAACCTGCCAAAGCCTCCGCGGCTGCAAATAACCAAAAATCCAATAAAAACAAGGAGGACAAGCACATGACCTTAGAAGAACTCAAACAGGCAGAGCCTGAGCTCGTTGCGCAGATTTCCGCTGATGCAGCAGCTGAGGCAAAGAACCAGGCCATCACCGACGAACGCGCCCGCCTCCAGGCGATCCAGGAGATCGCGGCGACAGTCGGAGATCAGGAGATGGTCAACGAGGCAATGTATGGCGAGAACGCCTGCACAGCCTCAGAGCTTGCGCTTCGCGCAATGAAGAAGCAGGCACAGCTCGGCGCACAGCACATCGAGAACCAGGCTAAGGACTTCCAGCAGAGCGGCGCGGCAGGCGTAGCAGCTGATCCTAACGGGGGCAACCCTGAGCCGGAGCTTGAGGGCGACAGTAAAGAACTCAGCGCAGAGGACGCGGTCAAAATGATCGCCGGAACTTACGACAAGGAGGGCAAATAAATGAAAACAGGCAAGACAATCGGAACCCTGAACGCTGACAACCTCATCGTCGATGGCAAGCACAGCCTCGATGTCAAGGGCGTGAGCATCGTCCAGGCAGCAAACGCAAAAGCCCAGGAAGTGAGCATGGAGGAATCCATGAAAGCCTCAAAGGCTTACGCTTCCGGCGACATCATCCAGGTGGGTGATAACTACTACACCGCAAGCGCAGCAATCGCAAAGGACGCAGATCTTGTAGCTAACACAAACGTGACAGCTCTCACGGTTGCGGCCGAGACCGACTACGTTGCAGCAAGCGGCTACAGCGCAAACGACTACTTCACACTCAACGGCGTGCTCTACAAGGTACAGGCCGGTGGCATCACAGCGGGCGGCACTATCTTCACAGATACTGACGACTTCCCTGCTTACACGATCCCTCGCGGCACCATCCTCCAGGTCTCTGGAACCACTGCGAGCGTGTTCTCTGACGGAACACCTGACTGCATCCTTGCAGATGATCTCGTTGTTGAGACTTCGGGATCTTATCTCGTAGAGGCATACAAGTCCGGCAACTTCGCAAAGCAGACGCTTGAGGAGATCAACAGCCTGACTTTATCGGCAGCAAACATCGAAGCACTCCGCGGCAAGGGCATCTTTGTCGAGGGTGTAGTCGAGTAAAGAAAAGGAGGACAAACAAATGCCTAACATTATTTATCAGACACTCACGATGATCGCAGCCATCCAGGCGATGACTCCCCACAGGACTTTCCTGCGCGATCGTTACTTCCCTACTGCACCTGCAGACATCTTTCCGACTGACGAGGTGCTCATTGACTACAAGGACGGCAGCAAGAAGATCGCTCCGGTTGTAGCTCCCCGCAAGGGCGGCATCACTGTTTTGCGTGATGGCTACACAACCAAGAGATACGCTCCTCCTCTTGTAGCTCCTCAGAGACCTCTCACCATCGACGACCTCAACAAGAGAGGCTTCGGCGAGAACCTCTACAGCCAGGTAACACCTCAGCAGCGCGAGGCATCCGTGCTCGGTCAGGACTTGAGCGAGCTCGGCATCATGATTGACGGCCGCGAGGAGTACATGGCAGCACAGGCGATGATGAACAACGGCTACGTGCTCAAGCAGTACGTTGACGACTACGGCGGAGCTTACGAAGAGTTTGAGCTGATGTTCTACGACGGAAGCAACAACCCTGCGAAGTTTACACCGTCCGCAAAGTGGGACAGCTCTGCGAGCTACGACATCATCGGCGACCTCGCCGCAATGGTAAGGATGCTCACCAGCCGCGGACTTCCTGCTGTTGACCTCGTTGTTGATCCTGCAACCGCTCAGGTCATCATCAACAACAATGGCGTGCAGAAGCTCCTCGACAATCGTCGCATCAACATCGGCGAAGTCACTCCTATCGTACTTCCTGATGGAGCAAGCCGCATCGCTGTCCTCAACATCGAGGGCCGCAACATCAACGTGATCTCCTATGACGAGACTTACGAGGATGAAAGCGGACAGGATGCTGCGTTTATCAGCTACGGCAAGGCAGTCCTCACCGCACCGGGCGCAGGCCGCACCCTTTACGGTGCAGTCACTCAGCTCGAACAGGCTGACGGAACTTTCCACACCTACGCAGCAAGCCGCGTGCCTAAGTACACCGCAGACGCTGAGAGCGAAGTCCGCAAGATCAAGCTTTCTGCAAAGCCTCTGCTTGTGCCTAATAACAAGGCGCCTTGGATCTCTGCTGACGTTTTGACTATCAGCTAAGACAAGGAGGACACCCACATGATCAGAATAATCAACGGAACCTACGGCTACCGCAACCCCCAGACGGGTGTGGTTGAGGCTAAGAATATCAAGTCAAAGCCTTTTACTCTCTCGCCCGATCGTGAAGACGAGCTTGTGGCAGCAGGCGTAGCAGAGTACGTTGGCGAGGATGTGAGCACGGATGGCGGCAACGCCTCCGATGCTCCTGCATCTGCATCCGACGAGCTTGAGTACAGCGACAAGAACACGGTCGCAGAGCTTAAAGCTATCGCTGAGAAGCTCGGCATCCAGGTCGCTGAAAGGGCAACAAAGAAGCAGATCATCGAAGCGCTTGACGCAGCAAAGGCTGACAAATCCAATGACGAAGAGTCTGAGGGCGAGGAGGCTGACGACGCCGAGAGTGATGGCGAGGATGACGGTGAGGATGACGGCGACGCTCCTGACATCACCCCAGCCATGCCTGAGTGATGACGCTCAAAGAGCTGATAGCCGGAGATGTGGCCGATCTCTTTTTCATGCTGGATCATCTGGACCATATCATCAATGCGGCTGAGCCGGTTTCCTTCGGTCTCATCCAGGAACCCCGGCATGAATTTCAGAGCCAT